TAGAAGAGTGCGCAGCATTCCCATTTGGCGATAATGATGACTTGGTCGATTCAACGACTCAGGCTATTATGAGATTTAGGCAAGGTGGATTTGTATTACATCCTGATGATTACAAGGAAGATCCACAACCACAACGTAAGAGGATTTATTACTAATGAATAGATTATGGAAGTTAATTAGAGAGTTTGAAATAAAATATGGCAGAATGCCTTTTGGTAAAGAGTTAGATCAATTAAAGATTTTAGCAAACGAAGAAGAAACTCGTCAAAAGGTAATTAGAATACCAGAAGAAAAGCTTCCACCATTTTATGAAGCTAGACCTATGGAAGGTCCAAAAGCAGAAGTTAAACAATTTCCAAAAGAGAAGATAGTTAGAAAGCCATCTGAGACTACTGAAGCAGGTGGTTTAGAAAGAATTGCAAAAGAGTTAGAAGATATGCAAGAGATTGGAAAAGACTATAAGGACACAAGTGTATCAGATTTCCTATCTGATTATTTTGATATGCCAAAAAAATCTAAAACACCTGTTACAGATAAAATGCAAAAAATGTTAGGTGATGTAAAACTATATGGTGATGAAACTTTTGAAGAACTAGAAATTATAAAAAACACAGGAGAACACCCTAGAAAAAATAAATCAAGATTACTTACTGATGATGAGATTGAGGATTATTCAGAAATTTTAGGAGATACAGAAACTTGGATGGATAAAGGAACCGTGGAAGAAGCAGAAGCTGCAGTTAAAAGACAAAAAGATTATGAACAACAAATGTATTCAGAATATAAAGTTGAAAAACAAGGTAGAAAAGAATTAGAAGACGCTTACAAAGAAATAGATTTTAGAATGACTGGTGAAGATACTAAATATGAAGCCAATGAATTAGCAGATATGATTGCTGAAATTAGATTCAAAACAGAAATGTCTGACCTACCACAAAATACTCAATTAGATTTATATGATGAAGCATATAATTACTTAATGGAATTAAAAAGAGATGTAGCAAATTTTAAAGGTGCGACTAATATAAAAACAGGTAAAAATATTGTCACAGGTGAACAAGAAATTCCAATTGACCCAATGACGGGCAAACCTAGAAAACCAAATGCAAATGGTGGAAGAATTAAAAATAATGAGGGTGGATTAAATTCATTAAAAGAAGTTTATAATAATGTTGGAGACTTTGTAAGTAAATATTCTGGAATAGATTCATTAATTAAACTAGTTGAATATTTAGATACGGTTGGAACACCAGAATACACAGCAGATCCATTTAATACAAAACCTTTAAAGAAACCTATGAGAGCTCCAAAGTTACCAGAAAAAGAATCAAAAGGTTTAGATTACTTACAGGGATTTTAAATGGAAATTGGTAAAAGAAAAATGGCTATGAGTTTTCGTCTCAAGCCAAACTCATTAACACGAAATTTTTTTCTAGACACTAAAAGAACTTTAGATCAAGAACCATTTGCTAATGAAGTAGATACAAGAATGGGATTTGCCTTGGGCTCTGATGTAGTGTTACAAAAAAGAGTTAAAGATTTATTATCCAAAGGTTTAACTAGAGAACAAGTAGCTAAAGAGCTTGGCTATAGTCTATCAACTGTTAAACGTACAATGAAAGAAGTTGGCTTAAATCTACCAGAAGAAAAAAAGAAAAAATTTTTTAAAGCATATGAAGATTTCGTAAAAGAAAACAATAGACCTCCTTCTAGAGCTGAATGGGCTAGAGCTGCTGGAATGGATGTTAAGATGGTTGATTTAAACAAAGGCGATTTTGTTCTTTCAGAAGGAAGAGAAGAGAGTTCAAAAATAGCTACACAAGCCGCTAAAGAAAAAGCAATGGCTCAAGAAGCTACATATCCTAAACGTTACAAATATGAAAATGATTTTGGAATTAAATGGCCAAAAGAACAAATGATTGAAGGTGAACTTTTAACAACTGATCAAATTAAACAATCTTGGATGAATGATCTGGCTAAAAGATTAGAATATCCAAAAGGAGGAAATGAATATAAAGCAGCGCAAAAAGAAGGAAAATTTTTAACTGATAAACAATTGTCTATTAAATATGGTTCTCCTATTGATGATGTTATTGCTGTTAATTCTTTATTAAGAAAAGAAATGGATATTACTGTTCCTTTGACTGCTCAAGGAGCAAAAGAAAGAAGAAGAAATGAACTTTTAAGATCTTCACAAGGATATACAGGTATTAGTGGAGATGTAAAAACAGGTAATCAAGTACATCATATTTTTCCATATGCTGGTTATGAACCAGTTAAAACTGGAGACTTGATGATATTAAATAAATATTTAAATGGGTTAACTGGTCCTGAGTATAAAGAGTTAAATAGAATTGCTGATGAAATTGTTAAAATAGATCCTCTTGAATTTCAAACAGATAAAGCAGGTGCAGAAGCTAAATTAAAAGCTTTGAATGAAGAATCTAAAAAAAATTGGATATTAGCAAGGGACAAAATGCCATCAAATTTAAAAAATGCTGTTGGTTATATTGAGTATTATCCTGTCTATGATGAAAACGGAACTGTTTTTGCAATGAGAGGAAAAAAAATAGGTGCTGATCCAAATTTATCTTTACAATATTTAACAGATAATGTTTCAAAAAACATAAAAAATTTTAAACAAGATGAAATAAAAAATTTTAGAGAAAGTGTAAAACAAGAAGCAGGCACAAACCCATTAAGAAAACCCGTATTAAGCACTGATGCATTAGGAGCCATTGGTTGTCCTAATTCCTTTATGTCTGGTGGACGAGTTAAATTTAGCACAGGTGATTCTTGTGTTCGAAAAGGATTACAAGCAATTGAATCAGGTAAATTAGACAAAGCACAATTAAATGCTTATGAAAATATTTTACAAAAATCAGGAAAATTAACTGATCAAGCAACACAATTATTTAAAGCAGCAAAGAAAGCTGGATCAGCAACAGGAAAATTATTTGAAGGATTAATTAGTGTAGGTACGGGTATAACAGGTGCTGTAGGTGGAGTTGGTTTTGAAGTAGGAATGGGTTACGATCAATTAGCTCGAGGAGATGTAAGAGGTTTCTTTAGAGATTCTATTCTTGGAATAGTACCTGGAACATTTAAATCAAGAAGAGAAGAATTGTTAGACATTACTCAATCTGAAGAGGAAAGAGTAGGCTTAACTAATTTATTTGATTATCAAGATAAATATAATCAAGCTGTTGAATTAGAAAATAGAATTTATGCTAGAGAGAATGATCCATTAGAAGGTTTGATTGAAGGAGCAGAACCTTTTGATGTTTTAGCTGCACAAAAAGAATTAGCACAAATAGATTCTGAGTTAGCAGAAATGTATCCTAAAGTACAAAACGAACAAGTTCAAAATTTAGTTGATACTGTTTCTGATAGATTAACTTTAGAAAAAACTAAAAAGTTTGATGGTCTTTATGGAACAGTAATGGGTAGGGGTTCTTTAGAAAGAGACTTGCCAAATATTTTAGCAGAAGAAAAACAAAAAGCATATCAAGAAGATCCAGAAACTATTTATCAAAAACAACAACAAGCTACTGGTATGGCTCCTGTTGTAATTGATCCTGATACTCTTGATTTAAATTTTTCTAGAGGAATGTTTGCTAACGGTAGTCATTCTAATCCAGAGATACAAAAAATATTAGATTTGATTCCTCAACTAATGATAGCTGACTTTGTTCCTATTTCTGAAAAAGTAGAATTAAAAAGATTGTTTGATCAATTCAATGATAGATATATGAGAAAAGCAGAAGGAGGAAGAATAGGTTTTAACAAAGGTGGTTTTGATCCAACTAAAAGAAGTTTTTTAAAACTTATAACTGCATTAGCAGCATTACCTGTAGTTGGTAAATATATTAAACTAGCTAAACCTGTAACAAAAGTTATTCCTAAAATAGATATTGTTCAAACTCCTGGAATGCCAACTTTTTATTCTAAAATGGTTAATGATGCTTTGAATTATGGAGTGGATAAAACAAAAGAATTAGGAACTCTTGAAAGAGAGGTTGTTAAACAACATAAGTTTGGTGAATATGATGTAACTGTTTCTCATCAATTAGATACAGGAGATGTAAGTGTTGAAGTTAACGGACCAGGAACTTTATTTGATGAACCTGTACAAATGAACTATCGATCTCCTAAAAAAACAGAAAAAGGTGAAACAATACCAGCTGATTTTAAAACTAATGAGGCTGCTGTAAGAGGAACTAGAAATGGACCTGATGATTATGAAATTACTGCTGAAGATGATTTTATAGTTGAAGATACAAACAAACTAGGAAGCGATTTAACAAAACTTGAGGAAGCTGTAACAGGTAAAGACGTATCAAAAAGAAAAAAGATTGTTAGAGAAGACAGACAAAAATATTATGAATCTCGACAAGGTCAAGAACAAGTCTTAGAAGAGAAATATGGGTATTTTGACGATACACAACCAGAAGACCTTATAGATGAATAAAAAGCTTACTACTACGGTACCACCTAAAAGTGGACCACAGCCTCGAGGCTTGAAAATTAAGTATAATACTGTTAAAACAATCACTGCGGAGAAAATAAATGGCGGAAATAGACAAATCATTACCAAACACATTAGAAAATCCATCTAATGAACAAGAGATAGAACAAGTTATTCAAGAAACTGAAATTTTGCCTTCAGGTGAAACAGAAATTTTAGAAAATGAAGATGGAAGCGTAGATATTAATTTTGATCCCTCAACTCAAGTTAATACTGTAACAGACCATAATGCAAATTTAGCTGATTTTGTTGAAGAAGATATTTTAAATAGATTAGGTTCAGAACTTTATCAAAATTATCAAGAATATAAAACTTCTAGAAAAGATTGGGAAAGAACTTACAGAGAAGGTTTAGATCTTTTAGGATTTAAATATGACAATCGAACAGAACCCTTTCAAGGTGCATCAGGTGCAACACATCCTGTGTTAGCAGAAGCTGTAACTCAATTTCAATCTTTAGCATACAAAGAATTATTACCAGCTGATGGTCCAGTAAGAACTCAAATATTAGGATCAGCAACTCCTGATAAAGTTCAACAAGCAGGTCGTGTAAAAGATTTTATGAACTATCAACTTATGGATCAGATGAAAGAATATGAACCAGATTTTGATCAAATGTTATTTTATTTACCTTTAGCAGGTTCATCATTTAAAAAAGTTTATTTTGATGCAGTTGAAAATAGAGCTGTATCAAAGTTTGTACCCGCAGATGATTTGATTGTTCCGTATTCAGCTACCTCATTAGATGATGCGGAGTCAATCATCCACGTGGTAAAAATTTCTGAAAATGAATTACGTAAACAACAAGTTGCTGGTTTTTATAGAGACATAGATTTAAAACCTTCAAACGTAAACGAAACAGAAGTTCAACAAAAAGAACGTGAGTTAGAAGGTCTATCAAAAGGAAGAGAAGAAGATGTATTTAACTTATTAGAGTTTCATACCAATATAGATTTGGAAGGATTTGAAGATGTAGGGCCCGATGGTGAGCAAACAGGAATCAAACTTCCTTACATTATAACACTAGAAGAACATTCTAGAGAAATATTATCTATTAGAAGAAACTATGAAATGAATGATCCTAGAAAAAATAAAATTCAATATTTTGTTCATTTCAAATTTTTACCAGGACTTGGTTTTTATGGTTTTGGTTTAATTCATATGATTGGTGGATTATCAAGAACAGCAACTACAGCATTAAGACAATTAATTGATGCTGGAACATTATCAAATTTACCTGCTGGATTTAAACAGCGTGGAATAAGAATTAGAGACGATGCACAGTCTATACAACCTGGAGAATTTAGAGATGTTGATGCACCAGGAGGTAATATACGTGATGCATTTATGATGTTACCTTTTAAGGAACCATCACAAACTCTCTTAGCACTTATGGGCGTCGTAGTACAAGCTGGTCAGCGTTTCGCATCTATAGCTGACCTACAAGTAGGTGAGGGTAATCAACAAGCCGCAGTGGGTACGACAGTTGCGTTGCTAGAAAGAGGATCAAGGA